GCCCTGTCACGGAGGATGGCTTTAACACCACCTCCACAGTGGCCGGGTAGCCACATGACACCTTCCTATGGACTAGGAGGTGCCCACCTGAGTTTCATGTGGGACGACTCAGGACGTCCAGCTTGTTCGAGGTGCCGCGCGTCTTCAAAGGGAATTTCCCTAGGCGCTAACACCTTAAGCAAGGTTCCAACATCCGACGCCCTTGATTTGGGAATCTTATGTCGGACTACGTAGCCTCTAACTTCGAGGCGTTGGTAGCGGGATCGCCACCCCTGGTGTTCGTAATTTGAGAACATCAAAGGTAAAACGGTCCAACGACCAAGCAGAGTTGACCTAGGCGTAGGATCTTCCCACGGATCCTCCGCTGTGGCAGCGATGGTAGGATAATAGCCCCCCAAAAGGGAACTAATCTCACCATCCAACCACCTGGCCGTCCGCCACAATCCTGACAGGTAAAACCTGTTTCGGAGCGCGACGAGCGACTCGGTCTCACGAACAAACTTCCGTGATGAAGGAAATTTCCACTTAGCGCCGTTTACTACGACGTGGCGGACACGGACCACACTAACATCGTGGCCCGCGTAATATTCCTTTCCGCAAGACTCCCGGAACAATCCACTCCGGAACGTCTTGTTTGAGTTCACCTTAAAGCCGTAAAGCTCGAGGTGTGCAATCACGGATTCAGCAAATTCTACGGGAACAATGATATCATCCCCGTAGACGCGCACCCGCTCCCGTAAACGCCTCACGGCGTGAGGGGTAAGCGGCCTACCTTGACACTTTTCAATCCCCAGGTACACGACAGTCGTAAAGACCATCGCTTCCACCGGGAACGTCAAGGCCGAACCCATAGACGCATACTTGGCTAGGCGTAAAACACCATGACCAGGTACGTCAGCTGAGCGTGATCTGGTGGCATCGAGGGCCTCACTTACGTGGGGCCACCGTTTCACCATCGCACGCACCAACTGATTGGAGACACGATCGGATGCTTCGCTCAAATCGAGCGTTGCTAGTTCACCGTTAAGCGAACCAAGTCGAGCCAGATGGTTATTACGCCACTGATCGTCAAATCCGACAACTTTACCAAGAGCATAATCTGCCTTGATAGAGTCCACGAGGAGCCGCTTTACACCCTGCTGCATATACTGCATGTAGGATGGTTCCACAGCAATGATTCGAGGTGCCTTCAACGTTTTAGGAACGGTAATGACCCTAACAGGTCGCTCCATTCCAGGTTCGCGAAAGTCAACACAGTCAAGGCGGCTATAATACCGCCAAGACGGAATCGCATACTCCCCATAAGGGAATACCGCTTCCAACCTGAGGCTCCATTCCGTGAAGTCAAACTTCCGGTTGCCGACCTTCCGGTCAGCTGTTGCTCCAGGTCCGTGCTTTGGGATAACGTAGGGCCATTCAGGATTATCATCCCGCGGTCCGGCGTGCTCTGCGTAGAGTGCATTATCGACTCTCTGTAGAACTTCACCCCAAAGGAGACTTGACATCCGAACGAAATCGGATTCTTCAGAGTCAGAACGGCTCTGGTCATATCTCTTGACTTCCTGCTCACACTCGACAAACCCTTCAATAGACGCACGCTCCCGCCGTTTAGTGGGGGCGACTTCAACCTTACCAAACAGCAGCGTTAGTTGCCGAATGGCTTGGATGGCGTCCACGTTGGGATCATCGAGAAGATGACCACTTGCGCGATCGAACACAAGATCTAGGAAACCCCCCAGAAATGCGGGGAGACCTGCTCGCCGTTGAAAACCGACGAACGAGTAGAGATCTACACGCGACTCAGCAAGGCCTTTTTGGAGACCTTCGCAAAACCGCGGCAAGGTGATTGTCAGGAATGACTCACCCTCGTGTTCGACTCGACTCATGACTGTTTGTAAGTCACGAGTGGTGCTTACGCTGCACATGTCGCCATATTCTTCGGCGACGACACGCCAGAGTTCAATCAGGCTTTTCATCCACTCCTCCTCGAAAGGGGGTAGCAGAGTCCCTAGCCTTGTCTCTGTTCTGAAGGGACGGGCGCCGGATCTAGAAGTTCAATCCGGACACCCGTGGGCACTAAGCCCACCCCCGAGAATAGGGGGCCCCCCCAGGGGATCAATCGTCAGCTTTCGCCGGCGATGACCTTGGTGACGTTGGCATCAGAAAGCCAACCGAGAAGACCCTTGCTGTTGTTAAGCAGCTCGGTGTTCGTGAAAACCGCGTCATCCGGCTCGTCAATCACGAGGTAAATTGAACAACTCACCTCGCGCTGATTGCCGGCAATGAACGGATCCGAAGCCATCTTCTTGAGATCAAGACGCACCTGTCGACGTACACGGCCCTTGTTAGTGGCCGCATGCGCGATGGACAACGTCACTGTCTCGTCGTCCTTGACATAGGACGCGCGACGGTCGCCAACACTAACACGCGGAAGCGTGTTAGCGACGGTGTTGATCGTCACAGTCTGGGGATCAGAGAACAAAGCAAAACTCCTTGGTGTATAGAGGAGTCGCACGGTGGGAACCGTACGACGACAGACGCCCATGCTGGATTGCATGGAACGTCGTGGGGAACACAAACCTCCTATGGATTAGAAGGCGATGTTCTTCCCCCGACTAATGCCGAGGGCAGCTAGAATGGCCCACTGTCGCGTATTGAAACCGCTGTAAGTAAGACCAAACCCGAAAGGGGTGGCCGGTCTCCGCCGTTTAGTAATCGACCGAAAGGTCTGCGACGGAAAGATCGGGCCGACACCTTTAAGATTGGTGCCGGCATGCGTATAGGCAACAGTGGTGGTAGTTTTCTCCATCACATACCCATAACGCATCACCAGGCCGTCGGTTAGATACATGGAAAGATTGTTCAAAACATCTCCCATGTTAGCTATCCAATCGGCAGCCCATGACCACGGTGTGAGATCCCAAATCGCCTCCGGTGTGGGGGCGAGACCGTACAGGTAGTTTAACTCCTGCACGCGGGATTCTATGTCACTGAAGCTTGACGGCTTCTTGGCATAGTACGTGAAAGCACCACTAAACCATCGTTTTCTCTCGACGGTTGTTGTGGTGGTTAACGTCCCACTCATGGTATTGTACAGAAAGGACGTCAAACCGGGACCGGGTACAATCCCTGTTCTAGTCGTGGTGTTCACTGTACGCTCAGGTGGAACCTCATAGGTGCGCCTAACCACTTTCCCGGAGTCCCTATAATACTGCCGCAAGAGCTTTTCAGCGCTCACGTAGGCATCATGGAGCTTCGAGATATCGGAGAGAAACGGGAGAATACCAAATTCATAATTCAGGTACTCTCCAGGGAGATCCCGCCGAAAGACGGAATTAACTCCTATGGCGGCCGGAAGGCCGTCACGGTATAACTCACCGATTGCGGAGAAGGCACTAGCATGTGGCGCAGTTGGAGCACAGCGGCTAATAGCCGTCGTACCCCACGAATCCAAGTCTGAATCAGACGAAGGATTAGATGCAGGAGCCCACGGGCTGGCGACGTTAATAGCGTCATGCCAGTCAGCGGACATTGCTCTCGCATACTGCGGACCTACGTACCCATAGTATTCAGGGTGAGTAGGTGTGGAAAAGACCGCATGGTACTCGCGGCCGTCATCCTCGTACTCATACTTCTGAGACAAGAATGGCCCACCAACATCAATCAGGTCAGGAGCGTGATTGAGAATAACTCGCTCATACTCCAACCAACTATGAGGGACATCGAAGGTCTTTTGGCCTCCGGTGAAAACATACTCAAACGGAGCCCCTGAGGGCTTCTCCTGGAAGTAATTCTGGGAAGAATTAATCACGCTGGATAAATTGCGTGATCGAATCCGTGTATAAGTATCCACCTGCATCCTTTCAGGATAGTAGGACGGGCAAGCTTTAAATGCCCGCGCATCTGGGTGATCAGGTGTCGCTACATCGGTTGATGTAACAACAAAGGCCGAAGCCACCATCCAATCACCGACATCTGTCAACCCCTTCGGGGGAAGATGGGTTAACAAGACGCCTACCGGGTTGACAGTCCGGACAAGCGGCGTCCCACTGGCGTGGAAATATGTCAAATCTCCAAGTGCACGAAGCACCGGGGGGGCCCTTTGGGGCCC